TACGAACTTGCCGGATACGTTTACCAATTTCTTTTATATCCATGTGTAGATTCATAATCATTTCATGAATAATTAGCAATAATAAAATCACGTACATCAGAAATTGAGTTGCCAGCTGCCAGCCAGCGTGAGGAATCAGCTACGTGAGCAAATTCAAAATATTCACCTACCTTTCTAATCCATCCCTCAAGCTCGCCGCGGCTTATGACGGTATAGCCCCCTTGACCGTCAGGGGTTATCAGCATCATGTCGTTAGGGTCATGTAGCTGCATCTTGATTACTCGGATCTAATTTTTCAATTATCGATAAAATAGTTTCAATTTTATCATTTAAAGGTTTTCTGATGTTGTTAAAAACATTTTCATCATTTTCCACTTTATGTTTTCGGGCTAAATAGCTGTCAGGTTTTTTAATTAATGCCCTAGAATTGCTATATTCTGCGAAAAGTATTTTTGACAGAACATCGTGTTCATTTTTTGTTAGTTTGAATTTCATCAGTTAATCCCCTTAATTTTGTTAGAAATCATGCTGCTGGTTTTTTCCGTGGTTGTGGTATCCAGATGGGCATAGCGCAACGTGGACTGATACGATTTATGTCCAGCATGTTGCTGGGCCTCTTTTAGCGTGCCGCCGGACATCAGCACGTAGCTGATCGATGTATGCCTAAGATCATGCCAGCGGAAGTCTGTAATACCCGCACGCTTGCAAGCTCGCTCAAATGAGCCGCGCACTTCCGGCTTTGGGAAAACCATGGCACTGTCGGCATTCTGGAAACGATACTGAAGCAGCTGGTGCAGCTGAGGATCCTTGATGCTGAAATGATGATCCTCGCCATTCTTACGCTCTACAAAGGTCAGTTTGTTATCCTCAAAACTTACATGCTCCCAGCGCAGTTTTTTACATTCTGAGAAACGGCACGCGGTCATCAGTGAAAACATCACCATGTCGTAAAGGTCAGTGGATCCGAGCGATGCGCCGAGCTTAGACAAGTCTGAAGATTTCTTGCACTCCATCATCAGCGCAGCCAGCTCTTCCTCATCGAGCTTACGGGTCCGCTTATTGTCACCCTGGTTTTTGGTGACGCGCTTCACAAAATTTTCCTCGCACAAACCAACATCATCACGGCTGCCATACTTAAATATACTGCCAAGGGTGGCCATGTAATTATTGGCAGTTTTGACTGACCTGGTTTTTTCAATGCCATTGGCAACCTCACGGATTTTGCTGGGCCAGTATGATTTACCTTTGGCGTCAGTCCAGGTGATCAGCTGCTTGCCAAGCTGCTCACGCCAGAAATCTATATGGTGCAGCATATTAACCTGGTCCTTGCAGTTTTGAATGTAGCCGTGATCAGGATCTAAATACCTATCAATCAGATCATTCAGCGTGGTCTTATCAAGATCGATGGCGGCAGCGGGTGCGCTTAGTGATTCCTCGCGGGCCTTGTAAAGCTCGGCCATTTCTATGTCGTAATTGTCAACCGACAGCTCTGACACTTTGCACAAAACAGATTTGCGTTTACGTGCGCCAGGTTTTGCTGGTGGATAAAAGGCAACCAGGTTGACTTCATCCGCGTCTAGTTTTGTAACATCCTCGACTTGGCGGCCACCGCGACCATAGCCAAAAGGCAGCAGCTTGAACTTGCGGCCATATTGGTTTTGCTTCCATTTTTTCAATAATGGGTGCTTTTTCATTTATTTCTCCATCAGGTTAGCAACAGCGTTTTTGTGATCTTTAAATTTTTTATTGGCTTCAGCTTTTGTGTTTGCTGAATCCGTGGCGCCACAAGTACATTCCCAGGTCCATCCTGGCAGCACTTCCCAATTGATCCCAACGGTGCGATCAAAGACACGTTTTTTGTGACCTTTATAAGCTTTGAATTGATACATCATTTTATACCTCAAAAAAAATTGTTGACATTCATGCAGCCTTTTGATCAGCTGATCTCACTATCATCAACTGCATGATCATATAGTTACATATATGATCATTATGTACAACATAAAAAAGCATGGATGCTAAAAAAAATTCTGATTTAGCAAAAGCTATAGATCAGAACACCAAATCCAATCAGAAACTTGCTGAAACGATAGATTTATTTATCCAGGTGATCACGCCGGAGCTGAATAAAACCGACACGGTTCGAAGAGTCCAGGAAGAAAGAAATGCTTTGCTCAAGGATGCTCGGAGATTATTCGGCGAATGATGTTCACTGAAAGCGAGGCAAAGATTCAGAGGGCAATCCTGGAATGGGGCAAGTACCAGGAAGGTACACAAATGTTCAGGATGAACGTGATCGGCACTCCCATTCCAGGAAAACCTGGCCAGTATCGCCCGTCAAGAAATGCTGGCATGGCCGACATCTTCTGCCAGCTCATGGTCGGCGGGATCCCCGTTTCCTGTTGGCTTGAAGTCAAAACCAAAAAAGGGCGCCAAACCAAAATCCAAAAACTGTTTGAGGAAGCAGTTTCTAATTATTACATCGTGCGCTCCATTGATGATGCCGAGGCTGCGCTTACCGATGTACGCATAAAAACAATGGAGATAATACGTGAGTATCTACCCTTTTGATCGATCCGCGATCCAGGAAGGAATTGCGATTGAAGATTACCACAACCGAGAAATCAATCCTGGCCTGAGCAGCACAAACTTTAGGCATATCACAACCAGCCCAGAATACGCTTACCACAAGCGGATGCACCCTGGAAAGCCGACCAAAGATATGCAAGACGGTTCGATGCTGCACTTGGTCATCACTGAGCCGGAAACCTTTGAAGATCATTACATGCTGACGCCGAAAATAAATCGGCAATCAAAAGCAGGAAAAGAGGCTTATGCCAAATATATGGAAGAGGCAAAAGGCAAGCAGCTGGTGAATCAAGACCAGTGGGAAATGGCGCTGCAAGTTAGGGATTCAGTACAGGCAAACCGTGAAGCAAATCTGCTGATCAGCGGAACTGCGCCGCACCATACCAGGGTCGAGGTTTCTGGATTTCTTTACAACAAAGATAAACAGACCGTGAAGGCTCGGCCCGATGTCATTTCCAAATATCCCATCATGTCGCTGGCAGATATTAAAAGCCGCCAGGGTGGAGCAGCTGCACGCGATATTTTCCTGAAAGATTTAATCAATCATAAAATTTACCTTCAGGCCGCCCTTCAGGTTTACGTTTGGGAAAGCGCCGGAATCCCGATTGAAAATTATTATTACATTCTTGTGGAGAAAGCACCGCCTTTCCAGGCCGTGGTCTATCCGCTGGACCGTCAGTTTATTGATCTAGGGATCATTGAACTGAATGATCTATTCATCCGCTGGGAACGCTGGATGGAAGATCCAACCCCAGGATATGGCTATTACCAGCAGCGCCTGGAACCGCCCGCCTGGTTCATCAAAAAACATGGAGATTCTGATGAGTGAAGAAACTGTACTTCCTGCCGTTTTAGAAAAACCAAAATCATTGACTGAAATCATGGCCGCCGAGGTCAACCTGGACCGCGAGGTTTATGTCAAAACGATAAAAAAAACCGTGATGCCCAACGGCGTCACTGATGAGGACGTTGCCGCCTTCCTGGTGCTGGCGCGTGACCTGGGCCTTAACCCGCTATCTGATGAAACGCACGCCTTCCCATCGAAGGGCGGAGTTAAGCTGATGGTTGGCGTTGATGGATGGGTGAGCCTGGCGCAGCGAAACAAGAATTTCGATGGCTGGGAACATGAAGATAAATTTGATGAAAAGGGAAACCTGGTCAGCGTAACCGCGGTCATCCGGCGCCGCGATCATAGTGCGCCGACTAAGATCACTGAATACATGGATGAATGTAAACGGAACACCGATCCATGGAAACAATTTCCAAAGCGTATGCTCCGGCATAAAGCATTCAGCCAGGGCGTCAGAATGGCTTTCGGCATTAGTAATGCGCTGGACCAGGATGAGGCCCGTGACATGGGATATGATTCCGAAAACCGTGAAATGGTTGTGATCAATCCAGAGGGAAAGCAAGCGGATCCGTTGCAGCTCGCAGCTGCTCAAGTCAATGACCAGGTTCAGATTGGCGAACCCTCTTTTGAAGAGGAAATGGAAAAGGCAAAAGTCGAAAAAGTTTCCAAAGTTGTGGAAACGAAAAAAGGCCCTGTTTCGGTTGAAATTGATGGAGAAACACCGATGGATCTGGTGATCAAAAAGATCAATAGCTACAAAACGCCTGGCCCGCTTCAGTCATACGTTCAACTAAAAAAAGAGCTGGAATGGCCGAAGCAATTCAGCAGCGATCAGATTGCGGATCTTGAGGAACTTGCCGAAGAAAGGCTGGATGTATTACGTGAGCAGTTTAGCAAGGATCTTCAAAAGATGGCAGACGAGCAAGAGGTGGCGGAATGATTACCTATCAGCAAGTCGCGCATCTAATAACTTTTGAGCCGGAAATCCTGGATGAAGTCAAATACCGATACCGAAAAGATTTCATTGCATGGTTCCCGCTGAACATGCACGTAATCGAAGCCTTTGAACGTTATGCCATTGAGCTGAAGAGAAACGGAAACCGTGAGTATTACAGCATCAAAGCAATCTTGGAGCGACTACGCTGGGATTCGATGCTGGAAGATTCGGCCCTTGATTACAAACTCAATAACAATCATGCGGCGTGCATTTCCAGGATCCTCATGCGCCTCAACCCTGAGCTGGATGGAATGTTTCAGCTTCGAAGTCAGGTAAAGCCAAGAAATGAAGTTGAAGTTGAGGATGCACGGGATGACGAAGAGGAATATGCAGTCGCAGCAATTTAGAGCGAGGCTAAACCAGGTGGCGGGCGCCTCCTTGCTGGCCCTCAGTCCAGCGAACAATGCTCGCCAAGTATCTTGCACTTTCATACCTGGGGAATCGATAAGGCAACGCGCTAAAGATGTCTCGCTCCCATGCCTAAAGTAAAAAACAAAGTCAGGATCGGCGTTGAAGCACCAGGCACATGGCTGACGCCGATCCGATTCCTTGAGCTGGAACAAAAACCTTATTCTTGTAGCTGGTATTTATTCCGATGCCGATGCGGTAATGAAAAAAAGCTGAGATATAACACCGTTTATAATGCCAAAGGCAAACACAAAACCAGGTCATGCGGATGCAAGTTAATGAAGCACCTTTCGAAGATTGGTTTCAAAAAAGGAAATATTCCCTGGCATAAAGGGAAAAAGGTTGGCGGGGAACGCCTTGGAAGAAACGGCGGCGGCTGGAATAAAGGCAAAATCCGAATAGATCACTCAGATGGAACATGGAGCTGGATCAACATCAAAGCTGAACTGCCGCCGGATACGGGTGGCCTAACATTACCAGGTGAAAAACAAAGGTGAATCATGTCTGAAAAACTTTACACCCTGCCAGAAATTGAGCAGATGACGGGGATCCATGTCGGCACGCTCCGGCGAGCTGCAAACCATGGGAAGCTGCCAGCGCAGCGCACGGGCAAAGATCAACGCGCCCTGACGCCGTTTCTGGTCCGGCAAAAGGATCTGGATGCCTATCTGGAAAAGCGCCGCGCCAAAGAATTTAAATTTAATATTTTCAACGGCGGCAAAAAAGGAAGGAAGAAAAAGAAAACTGCACCAAGTAGAGCGCAGATCAATGACGCCGTGAAGCGTTATCTGAAGCAGGGTAACAAGATCGAGCGCAAGCAGCCGGAAGTCGAGCCGACCACGTTTAATCCAGCATTCTTGGATGACAGTGAACCGACCATCATAGATGAGATCAGTGGTGATCTGGCAGATCAATCCTGAAGAGGAAAACCCAAAGCCTTTCAAGGCTGAATTTCTTCACCGTGGATGTATTCCATACGAACCTAAAAAACTACTAAGAAAGCTGTTTAAGGAAGCGGCAAGGAAGAATGAAAATAAAAAATAGATTTAAACTTGCCTGGGGATGGTTTTGTTACTGGATCATCTTGATCCCAGGCGCTTGGAGACTGACGCAATACCGATCATTTCAATGGATTTTGTTTGCGGGATATTACGGATTTGATGAATGCAACCGATGCAATAAATCCTATGCACTTAAACATGACATGGAAGGAAACTGTTTATGACTGAAGAACAATACGAAAATTTAATGCGGGAACTGGCCGAGCTGAAAGAAATGGCATGGTCGAAAGAAGTTCAGGAACAGCTGCTTGAAACAATGAAAGAAATGTTTGAAGTGATGGCCAAACAAACCCTAGTTTATGAACAACACGTCCAGATTTTTGAGCGCATGGAAAAGTATCTGAGCGATGAAGATGACGAACCAGAAAAGAAAGTTTTACTGAGCTGAAAACAACGCCATGGATGGCTTCATTTTATATCACAGATCCTCGATCAAGCACCCGCTGAGATCAAAACCAGCTGTATGGTCATATTGGATTCATTGCCTGGAATCCGCCGCATGGGTTGATCATAAAGTTTGGTGGAATAACCAGGAATATTTACTAGAACGCGGCAGCTTCATCAGCAGCTCCGCCAGGGACCAAATTCAGCTGGGCCTTTCACGGCAAGAATTACGGACTGCACAAAAGCATCTTGAACGGTGCGAAATGATAACCATCGAGCCAACCAGGAAAGGAACGCTGATCAGAGTCTGTAATTACTCCGTTTATCAGAATCCCAATGGTAAGGCTAACCAACAGGCCAACCCTCAATCAACCAACAATCAACCAACAGCTAACCAACAGCTAACCAACAACCAACCACAACATAAAGAAAGAAATAAAATAAAAGAAAGAAAAAAAGGAAAAAAGATAACTACTGCCGAGCCAAAATATTCCGAGGCTTTTGAAGCATTTTGGAAAGCATATCCAAAGAAGGAAAACAAAGCTGAAGCATGGGAGCTGTACCAAAGCATTTTGGATGCTGTTGCTGAAGGGCATTCAAAAACTGAGGTTGAAAATAATTTGAATGAATTTGCTCAACGCTACGCAAAGGAATACAAAGGCAACCGAAAACAATATGCACAGAAAGCAAAATATATTCTCAGGAACATGGAATGGCTGAACTGGATGAACGACAACCAGCCGGAACCTGAAGCATCACCAGAGCAACCACGCCAGGAAGATCAATCATCAAAGCAACGCGGCTGCTCATCATTCCAATTCTATCGCACCATTATCCGGCAATCCCTGCCGGATCTTAACCTGGAACAGATTCAAGATCATTGGAATCAGTTTCATCACTTCAAACAAGTAATCGAAAATGCAGCAAATCATCAACGTGCAGCAACTCGCTGACAAGAAATTTTTAGACTCCGAAGAGGCGTCACAATACATGCTCGGCATGTTCAACATCAAACTCTCATCCTGCACTATCAGACGCCTTTGCCGACTGAATAAGATTAAGTCCATCAAGCCAGGAAAGGCTCGCGCCATCAAACCTGAATGGTTGAATGAATACCTCGAAAGTGCATAATCATCAAAAAAGTTGACAATCCCTCAAATAACTTGATAGCGTGAAAATACTCATTCTTTTTCTCCACGCGGCTGGCGGTCCCTCTAATACCCGCGTCAGCCGCAACCACAAGGCAAGGAAGCCATGGCGAAGAAATGGATACCTGACGCAAAAACCTACCAAGACATCGAGCGCATGGCTGCGCTTGGCCTCAATGAGCAGGACATCGCCCTGAACTTGGATCTTCATCCAAATACCCTCAGCGATAAGAAAAACGAATTCGGCGAAATCGAGAATGCTATAACACGCGGGCGCGCAAAAGGGATGCAGAAGGTCACTGGCCATCTGATGGAGCAGATCGAGGGCGGCAATCACCAAGCCACCGCATTTTACCTCAAGAATCGAAGGCCCTCAGATTGGAATGACATCCAGAGCGTTGCAGCAATTCAGGTGAACCTGGGCAAGCTCAGTGATACTCAGCTGCTGGATGAGCTACGCGGCGATGAGACGATTGCTCACGCGGTAGCAAACGAACTGCCAGAGCTGGAAGGTATCAACGATGTATCAACGCATGGCACTAGCTGAACAAATCCCTGCAATATCAGTGGGTTATGACTTAGGCAATCGGGTTGTGAACCCGCGTAGTGATGTCGAAGTGATGCTGCGCCCCCTGGATCCTGACGGGACAGCTGGCGAGATGGAGCTGGGCCTGGTGATGGATTCCTGGACCCGCGGGGTGGCAGATGACTCGCCTTGGAACCCCCAGGTTGGCAGAGGCCGCGGCGGGGTGGCCCGCACCCCCGTACCCCCCCATATCACCCTTTACTACCACGACACTATCCTCAAAAAAAATCTCCCGAATATGAGCATTATGGTCGCATGTGATCCTTTAGCACCCTCTTCGGTTTGGGGCTGGATCGCGTACTCCCCGGAGGTGCTGCATTACGTGTACGTGAAGAGTGCCTTTCGCCGGATGGGAATAGGCGGGTCAATGATACGGGATTTATTGGATAACGGGATATTTTCGGATTCAGGACAAATTTGTTGCAGCCATAGGACCGCGGGATTGTTTAGAGCGTGGCCGGAGG